AGCTCGCCAAGATCGATGAACACATCGACGGCCTGAACGAGGTCAAGTCCAAGATGGAAAAGATGGAAACCAAGCTGGCGCGCCCTGGCGCTGGCGAGGCGGGCCGTCAAGAAGGCGAGAGCAAGGAAGCGGCTGAATACCGCCACGCCTTCCTCGACTGGATGCGCGCCCCCGCTGACCATGAGCGCCAGCAAAAGGCCGCTGCCGCCGCAAAGCAGCTGGAAGCCAAGAGCCGCGATGGCCGCGAAACCCGTTCGACGCAGACCGTCACCTCTACTGGCTCCGCTGGTGGGTTTGCGCTGCCTGAGATCATCGAGCGCCAGATTGCCCGCCTGTCGGTGGACATTTCCCCTATCCGCCAGATCGCTACCGTCCGCACTGTGGGCAGCCCCGACTACAAGGAGCTGTTCGACATCAACGGCGCTGGTTTTGAGTGGGTGGGCGAAACCGACACTCGCAACCAAACCAACACGCCTGACCTGGCAGAAGTCGCGCCCACGTTCGGCATGGCATCTGCCAAGCCTCAGGCTTCTGAAGAGTCGCTGGACGATCTGTTCTTTGATGTGGAAAGCTGGCTGGTCAGCTCTGCTGCCGAAGCCATTGCCCAAGGCGAAGGCGTGGCGTTTGTGAGCGGCAACGGCACCAAGAAGCCCACCGGGTTCCTGGCAGGCCCCACCCCGGTGACGACTGCTGACAGCTCGCGCGCCTTTGGCACTCTGCAGTACATCGCATCGGGCCAGGCCGCCGCGCTACCTACCAGCGCCGACGTGTTCTACGACCTTGTGTACGCCTTGCGCGCTCGCTACCGCAACAATGCGCAATGGGTCACGTCCAAGCTGGCGCTGGCCGCGCTGCGCAAGTACAAAGACACCGCTGGTCAGTACCTGTGGCAACCTGCCCTGACAGCCGGACAGCCCGCCACGTTCATGGGCTACGGCATCACCGAAGCCGAAGACATGCCCGCCGTCGGGGCTGGCGCGTTCTCCCTGGCCTTTGGCGACTTCAAGGAGGGCTACCTGATCGCCGACCGCGTGGGCATCCGCATCACCCGTGACGAAATCACGACCCCCGGCTTCGTGAAGTTCTACGTGCGCAAGCGCGTGGGCGGCAAGCTGCGCAACACACAGGCAATTAAGCTGCTTAAAATTTCTGCAACTTAACGCCAATATCTGGCAAAATGGGGCACCTACGACGAGGTGCCACATATGCTCAAAGCCGAAAAGAAATGCAGGATTGAAGGTTGTACGTACAAGTACAAATCGGGCGGTTGGTGCCATGCGCACTACGAGCGATTTAGAAGGTACGGCGACCCGCTGGCCGGTGGCTCTCCGCATGAGCCAAACAGCGAGAAGTGCAAAGCAGAGGGTTGCGACAAGCCATCCCTTGCAAAGTGCCTGTGTTCAGGGCACTACTCTCTGTTTAGAAAGTATGGCGACCACACCATTGCGAAATACAAGTGGCACGCCAGGGGGAAGAACCAGTGGCATGAATGTTCCACGGGATATATATGGCGATATGCGCCTGGTGACCCCAATGCAACCGCCAACAACTATGTCTACCAACATCGCAGCGTCATGTCGGAGAAGCTGGGTAGACCGCTGCGCAAGAACGAGAACGTGCATCACCTGAATGGTGATCGGAAAGACAACCGGCCCGAGAACCTTGAACTTTGGGTCAAGACGCAACCACCTGGGCAGCGAGTGTCTGACTTGCTCATGTGGGCAAGGCAGATACTAGAAGACTACAAAGACCTCGCGTAAACCCAAGGCCCATCGGGGCCTTTTCTTTTCGCATTCCCATGAAACTCACCATCATCAAAGACTACACCTACTGGCACGGCGGTTGCCGACGCGCCGACTACGTGGCCGGGCAGGAGGTCGATGCAGACGATCAGGAAATGATCGCTGTGGCCCTGGCCGAGGGATGGGCCACGGATGGCGTGCGAAAAGAAAAGGCATCCAAGCCTGCAAGCACCAAGGCCCACAAGGCCGCCCCGGAGAACAAATGAGCTTCGTGACGCTGGCCGAGGCCAGGCTGCATCTGCGGGTGGACTGCCACGATGAAGACGCCCTGATATGGCTCTACATCAGCGCAGCAGAGCAGGCCGCCATCAATGCGCTGGATCGTGGCGTGTACGCCGACAGCACCGAGTTGCAGACCGCGATGGCCGCCGCCCCGGCTGCGCTCGCCGCCGCCACTGCCGCAAAAGATTCCGCTGTCGCAGCAGCTGAGGCATTGACCGACGCTGACGAAAAAGCCGCAGCCTTGAAGGCCGCAGAAAACGCCTACACGCGTGCTCTTGTGGCGTACCGCCAAGTGCTCGACGGCATCGTCGTCAACGACCAGATCAAGGCCGCCGTGCTGCTGACCGTGGGGCACCTGTATGTCCATCGTGCAGATGCCGTGGTTGGCGCGTCTGTGTCTGCGCTGCCCAATGGCACTGATCACCTGCTGCAGCCGTACAAGGTGTACGCATGATGCAAGCCGGGCTCCTAAACCGCCGCGTCACGCTGCAGGCCCCCGGCACGACGCAGGACGAGCTAGGCCAACCCATCCCCGGCTGGACAGACGTTGCGACCCTGTGGGCAGACATACGCATGAAATCGGGCCTAGAAAGCATCAAGGCTGGGGCGCCGGTATCTGTGGTGCAGGCATCCATACGCGTGCGCTACAGGGCCGGGATTACGGCAGGCATGCGGGTGGTGCACAACCTGCAGGCGTTCAACATCGTTGCAGTGCTGCCTGATGTTGGTGGGCGGGAATATGTTGATCTTGTGTGTGAAGTGGTGAACTGAAATGGGGATGGCTGTACGGATGAACGTCGCGGCCTTCAAAGAAGGGTTGCGCGCCAAGGTGGACAAGCTACACGCGGCGACACGCCCAGCGGCGCAAGCAGGCGCACAGATCATCTACGAGCGCGCCCGCCTTGAGGCACCTGTGTCCGACGCATCGCACTACTTCTACATACGTGGGAAGAAGTACGGCCCCTACGCGCCCGGAACATTGAAGAACAGCATCTATCAAGTGTTCAGCAAGGACAACAGCTACAAAGACGTGAGCACGTATCACATCAGCTTCAACAAGAGCGAGGCACCTTACGGGTTCATCGTCCACAACGGCACGAGCCGCACCGCCGCCCATCCGTTCATCAGCAAGGCGGTCGTAGAAACCCGCTCACAGGTGCGCCAGGCCATCAAGGCGCGCTATCTGGAAGAGGTCAACAAATGAGCATGGAATCGGACCTCTCGACGTTGCTCAAGACCATTTGCCCGCGCACGTTCCCGGACGTGGCGGACATCGGCACGGCACCTCCGTTCATCGCCTGGCAGTTGCTGGGTGGCGAGTCGGTCCGCGCGCTGGACAACACCGCACTGGATAAGCGCAACAGCTATCTGCAGGTGGCCGTCTACAGCCTGACTCGCGCGGAGTCGCTGACCAAGATTCGCACCGCAGAGGATGCGATGTGCGCAAGCACTGCATTTACCTGCATCCCCATGGGCGAGCCGCTGGCCACCTATGAGCCCGACACCAAGTTGTACGGCGCAATTCAGCGCTTTTCTATCTGGTCAGCCAGATAACTGATTAGGCGAAAGCCAACCAAGCAAGCCCCTCTCGGGAAACCGGGCGGGGCTTTTTTCATGCCCGATGAGGGCAGCAACCCGACCCGCCCAGCGCGGGTTTTTTCATTTCTGAAAGGCCCTCACCATGGCACTGTATTTCCCCGAAGGCTCTAGCCAACAGTTCTCACAAACCTTCGCGACTGCCAAGAACATCACCGCGATCACCAACGCCAATCCGGCTGTCGCCACCAGCGTTGCCCACGGCTACACAACGGGCGATGAAATCCTGATCACCTCGGGATGGGAAGACATCACCGACAGCGTCGTGAAAATCACTGTGCTGACCGCCGACACCTTCAGCTTGACAGGCGTGGACACCAGCAACACCGGCTTCTACCCCGCAGGTACAGGCACCGGCACGGCGCAGAAGGTTAGCGGCTGGACTGCCATTCCCCAGGTGCTGACCATCTCCGGATCTGGCGGCGACGCTCGCTTCACTGATGTGCAGCTGCTGGCCCGCCGCAACTCGTTGAAGATTCCTACCGGCTTCAATGCCACCAGCGTCACCCTGTCGCTGGCCCACGATGCCGCCCAGCCAGGCTACCAGACCATGCTGCAAATCTCGCGCAACTTGTCCAAAGTGGCCTTCAAACAGGTCATCTCGGGCGGCGCCGTGACCTACGGCTACGGATACCTCAATGTGTCCGAGTTGCCCAAGCTCAACAGCAACTCGGTGAATACGGTCGACGCCGCAATGACGGTCATTGGCCGCTCGCTCAGCTACTGATCCCCGGCGAAAGCCACTCCTAGCACCTACCCGGCTCGTGTCGCTCTTCGCAGGGCGCGCGGGCTGGGCAAGGGCATTTCTTCACCCTGCGAAAGACCTACAAAATGGCAAAAATCAAGCTCGGCTCCCGTCCCAAGTCGTTCACGCGCATCGTCAAGTTCCCCATGCTGGAGGGCGGCGAGGGCTCCATCGAATGCACGTTCAAGTACCGCACCCGCAAGGAGTTTGGCGAGTTCATCGACCGCATGGTCGATGCGGCGGGGGTCAAGCCCAAGGCCGAAGACGAAAAGTTCTCCATGGCCGACCTCATGGATCGCACCGCTGGACAGAACGCTCAGTACATCATGGATGTTCTCGATGGATGGAACCTCGATGAAGACCTGAGCCAAGCCAACGTGCAGCAACTGGCCGACGAACTGCCTGGAGCAGCTGCAGCAATCATGGAGACCTACCGCACCGCCTGCGTGGAAGGCCGCCTGGGAAACTGAGGGCGGCAGCAGCCGCGCTGTACGAGAAGGACGAAGGCCCACCGGCTAACCCCTTCTTGGCGGCGCTGGCTGCGCGCGGCGGCGAGAGGGTTGTGGAGGTCTGGCCGGACAACCATGCCGCCTTCAACCTGTTCAACAACCTCTGCACCCAGTGGCGCGTCGGCATGGGGGGCGCTACAGGGCTGGACTACGCCGCCGTTTACCCACTGCTCGACCGGGCGGCCAAAGACCCGCAAGAGTGGGACGAGATGTTTTCAGACATCCAAGTAATGGAGGGCGCGGCCCTCAAGCAAATGAGCGAGAACCGCTCCGACTCATAGCCGCCTGCGGGTGGCTTTTCTATTTCCATGGCTCGCTTCGGCGGGCCTTTTCGTTTGGGCACCAATGACATCTGACCTGCGGATTCAGGGCGAGGTAGTCGTTAACTCGGAACAGGCGGAAGGCGCCTTCAGCCGTGTTGGCGACAAGGCCACCCAAATGGCTGCCAACATGCAGCAGGCTGGAGCGCGCGCGGGTAAAGCTGTTGATCAAATTGGGGAGATTGCAAAATCTCAAGGCGACAAGTTCACCCGCGCTGAGAGCGCAATTGTCGCCAGCATCAAGCGCGTCACGCTTGAAGCTGCAAAGAGCCAGCAAGCGGTAGAAAAGATCGGCGACATCCAATTCAACATCGCCGCAAAGGGGCTGGATCCGGCCAAATTTGCGGGCATGTTGAACGTCACGCGACAAGTTGCGGAAGAAACGCGGGCGCTTTCCGCTGCGATGAATGGCGTAGGGACGCCAGCGCTGGACAAGATGGGCATCAGCGCCGCCCAGACCGCTGCTGCATTGCGCGGCGTCCCCGCGCAGTTCACCGACATCATCACCAGCCTGCAGGGCGGCCAGGCGCCGCTGACCGTGTTTCTGCAGCAGGGCGGCCAGCTCAAGGACATGTTTGGCGGGGCTGGTGCGGCCGCGCGCGCGCTGGGTGGATATGTCGCTGGCCTGATCAGCCCATTCACAGTGGCGGCTGCTTCGGGGGCCGCGCTCGCCTATGCCTACAGCCAAGGCAGCAAGGAGGCTGACTCCTACAACAAGGCGCTCATCACCACCGGCAACGCGGCGGGCACGAATGCCGCCCAGCTCAAGGCCTACGCCCAAGAAATCAGCGCCGTAGTGGGCACGCAAGGCAAAGCCGCAGAGTCTCTGGCAGCGTTGGCATCCACCGGCAAGATCGGTGCCGAATCGCTGAAAGAAGCCGCCCAGGCCGCCGTGCAGTACGAGCGCGCCACCGGCCAGGCAGTTAGTAAGACCTCCGAGCAGTTCGCATCCCTGCGCAACGAGCCGCTGGCCGCTGTCCTGAAGCTCAACGACGGGATGAACTTCCTGACGGACAGCACTTACAAGCAGATCAAGAGCCTGGAAGAACAGGGCCGGACTGCCGAAGCCGCGAACGTTGCGCAGCGCGCCTTTGCGGACACGCTGTCAGGCCGCGCCGGCGAGATGGAGCGCAACCTTGGGACGGTGGAGCGTGGCTGGCTCAAAGTCAAGGACGCCGCCAAGGGCGCATGGGATGCCATCCTGAACGTGGGCCGCGCCTCGACAAGCGTTGACCAACTGGCGGAAGTCCGTCGCCAGATTGCTCTGCGCGAGAACCAGATTGCTAATGCTGGGTTTGCGACCAACGAGGGCGGGGCCGTATTCGGCCGCCCATCACAGGCAAATACGGAGCGGCTGCGAGCAGAGTTGGCTGGGTTGCAGGCTCAGGCCGCAGCGTTGGAGGGCGTCGCATACGCATCGCGCACGGCCGCCGAAGAAGAACGCAAGCGCGGCGAGCAGGTCAAGGCCACGGCCGCCTTCGACAAAGCGGGCGAAAAGTTCTTGACCGACAAGGCCAGGATGGAGCGCGAACTTGCCGCCGCGCGCGTGCAGGGCGCAGAAGCTGGCAAGAGCCAGGCCGAGATTGAGCAGCGCCTCGCACAGATCCGTGAAAGCTACGCCAAGAAGGGCAGTAGCAGCCACGCAGAAGAAAACAAGGAGCTGCGCGAACAGCGGCGCATCCTGTCTGAACTGGCGGGCGTGTCTTCCACCTACTACGCCGACCTTGCCGCCTTCCAATCGCAGCGCGCAAAGGGCCTGGTCACGGAAGCGCAGTACGTCGCCGCAGTAGAGAGCCTTATCAAGAAGCAGCCCTTCGCGGTCGAACTCGCAAAGCAGCAGGCCGAGGCGACGAAGCTGCAGCTACAGACACTGGAGGCCGAGCGCGTGGCGCGCGTGGCTATTGCGCAGGAAGCCGAGAAGGGCGCGGCGTCGCTGGTTCAATCCAATGCCGCCATGGCCGCAGAAATAGAACTGATCGGCCTGTCCAAGCAAGAACAGACCGCCATCCTGCGCCAGCGCAATGACGCCATCATCCTGACAAAGCAGGCCACGCTGGCCGAGATCGAGCGGCGCGACGCCATCACAGGCACCATGACGCGCGAGCAAATCGCGCTGGCCGCAGAAATCGAGGCGCTCAAGAAGCGCAATGAGCTGCTGGGCGACAAGAGCCTGCGCGAAGACATAGCAGAGCGCGACAAGCAGCTGAGCGACGAACTGGCGCGCAATATCCAGTCCTACGACGACATTTTCAGGCGCGGCTTTGCCGACATGCTCAACCGTGGCGAGGACGGCATCAAGGCCTTTGGCAAGAGCCTGAAGACCACGGTGATGACCTCCATTGCGGACGCCATCTACCGGGCGCTGGCGCAAAAGTTCGTCGTCAACATCGTCGGCAACATCCTGGGCGTGTCGGGCACCGTGGGCCAGGCCGCGCAGATGGCCACCGGCGGCAATGGCCTGATGGGCATGGCCAGCAACGCCAGCAGCCTCTACGGCGCTGCCACGGGCATAGGCTCGTTCACCACGGCAGGCATGCTCCCTGGGTTCTTGAGCACGGCGCTTGCCGGATCGACAAATGCTCTGGCCATGGGCCTGTCTGGCGCTTGGGGCGCTGGCGGCGGCATGCTGTCAACGCTGAACGCAGGCGCATCCATGCTGGGGTCTGGCTCCATCATGTCCGGTCTTGGCACGATCGCCGGGGCGCTTGGGCCGATTGCCTTGGGCCTGGGCGCCATTGCCGCGCTGTCTGGGGCCTTCAAGGGGCGCGGCGCCAATCACTCGGGCGGCGTATACAGCACGGCCACGACCGACCGCAACGCGGCGGCAGCTAGCCTGGGCCTGTCTCGCGGCGCGTTGGGCGACTTCACCGACCGCGCCAATGCAGACATCGACAAGCAGCTCGGCCAGACCGTGGGCCAGCTGTCAGCCGTCTACCAGTCCCTGACCAAGTACGCGGGCGACAGCGCCAAGCAAATCGACATCGCAGCCGGCTTTGCCGTCAACGGCAAGTACAAGGACGAGGACGCCTACGCCTACTTCAAGCTCTTGGACAAGGCCACAGGCGGCACACTCGCCAGCTACACGCGCCGCGACGGCGGCCTGGGCAACGACCCGACGAAGGCCTACGCCCAGTTCACCGCCGATATGGGCGGCGCCCTGATCGAGGAGCTGAAAAAAGCCGACATCCCCAGCTGGATGAAGACTGTGTTCGACGGCCTGGACAAGGACATCACGCTCGACAAGCTCAATTCCGCCGTGTCCCTGGTGCAGCAGCTCGGCGGCCTGTTCGAGAACATGTCGCGCAACCTCGTGGGCTTTGCCGGCATGGCCGACACCACATTCCAGAAGCTCGTGGAGAACATGGGCGGAGTGGAAGCGGCATCCAAGGGCGTAGCGGCCTACTACCAGGGCTTTTACAGCGAATCCGAACGCGCCGCCAACGTGCGCCGCGACATCACAGCAGAGCTGTCGAAGGTAGGGCTCGAACTCCCCAAGACACGCGAAGAATTCCGCGCGCTGGTGGAGGCCAATATCGCCCTGGGTGATGCGGGCTCAAAAACCGTCGCGACGCTGCTGGGTGTGGCCGACGCCTTTGCTGGCGTCACGCAAGAGGTGCAGGACACGGCCGCCCTGTTGGAGGCCCAGGCCGCAGCCCTCAAAAAGCAGCGCGACGACGCCTACAGCGCGCTGGATCGCGCTGTATCGGCAGAAAAAAAGCTGCTGCAAGACCAGCTATCGGCCGCGCGCGATGTCGAGAAATCCATAGGCAGCATCTTCACGCTGCTGCATGACAACGTCTTGTCGCTCTACGGCACCGTGGACGGCACCCGCGCCATGCAGGCGCAGCAGGGCCAAACCTTCATTGCCGATGCCCTGGCCACCGCCAAGGCCTCGGGCTACCTGCCAGATGCCGACCAGCTCAAAGAAGCCATCAGCGCCGTGCGCGGCGAGCTGGACAACAGCACAGACAACCGTGCAGAGCGCGACTACGCCGCCCTGGTGCTCGCCGGCCAGCTGTCGGGCATGGAAGACATTGCAGGCAAGCAGCTCACCGATGCCAAGCGCACCATTCAGGTGCTCGAAGGCCAAAGCAAGCAGCTCGACAAGACACTGGACTACTGGCGCCAGCAAATCGACATCGCCAGCGGCACCTACGATGCCACCCTCAGCGTGTCCGATGCCGTCAACCGCCTAAGCGCCCTGCTGGGCGGCGGCGGCAAGCCCGGCAGCAGCACGCCCGGCGGCGGCGGCAGCTCAGGCTATACAGCAGGTGGCGGCGTATCGCAGCGCGTTGGTTATGGCGCCGACGAGGCCCTGACCAGCTTCGACAAATTCAAGGCCTGGTACGACGGCCTGCGCCACAACGTCGATCCCAAGATGCTCATGGGCAGCGGCTACCAGGTTCCCGACTGGATGCGCGTCATGCACATGGCAGGCGACAGCACCGACAAGGAACTGTTCGGCGCCTACCTGAACATGAAGAACAACCCGGAGACCGCCAAGGACTACGAGCGCATCATGACCACTGGGCGCAGCGGCATGGTGACCGATGGCAGCACGCTGGTGCGCAGCGACCTGAGCTCCATGCCCAAGGAAATCCGCGAGTACTTCGAGAAAGACCGTAACTCGCTCCTGAGCTACGAGGCCATGGGCATCGACCCAGTGCTGGGCTACAAGCTCTACAAGGACGGCGCAGGCCAGTTTGGCATTGACAAAAACACCAACTTGACAAGCTGGCTGCAGCAGCACAAATGGACCGAGGGCGGCGTGGTGTCCAACAACAACGCCATGGACACCCTCAACAACTGGAAGGGCTACAACCTGGCGCGCTGGGACCTTGCCACCGGCACCGTTGTAGACCTCGATGGCAAGATCTACACCGCAGACGGCCAGCTCATCGGCAGCGCAGGCAATGGCCTGATGCAGCAGGTCTACGGCTCGGCATTTGTCGGCGCGTCCGGCAAAGACTACGGCGACGCCACGCGCAGCGCACTCTATGCCAGCCAGGTGACGGGCGGGGCCACCCAGGCGGACTACTACGCCAACATCAAGACCGGCCTGGACCAGGCCATCGCCTCGGGCAAGAGCGCCCAGGACATTGCCGACGCCATCCGCAGCACCGGCGCCAGCATGAGCGACGTGGCCGGCGCCTACGGCATCACCGTGCAGCAGCTTGAAGACAACCTGCGCGCGGGCGGCGCCGCCAACATCCCCAAGTTTGCCGTTGGCACCAACTACGTTCCGCGCGACATGCTGGCCCAGATCCACGAGGGCGAGGCCATCGTACCCAAGGCCTACAACCCCTGGGCAGGTGGCGGCACCAGCAGCGACGGACGACTGGAAGCCCTGATCGAGCGCCTGACCGCCGAGGTGGCCGAGCTGCGCGCCGCCGCCGACGCCACCGCAGCCAACACCGGCAAATCCGCCGCCGTCCTGGTGTCGGTGCAGTCCGGCAACTCGCTCACCACCGCCCCCGTGCCTGTGTTCTAACGCGCCATGTACTTCATCGAACGCAACCCACTGCCCGATACCGCCTTCCTGGCCGGCAGCGTGGCCGAGCCCTCGGGCACCGAGGCCGTATGGGACGTTGGCACCTACGCTGTGGGGCAAGAGGTCATCCGCCCCGCGCTGCACCGAGTATTCCGTTGTGCCGTGGCGCGCACCGCCACCAACACCCTGCCGCCCGAGCTGGACACCACCGCATGGGCAGACATGCGCCCCACCCGGCGCTATCAGCCCTTTGGCCCCCAGGTGCGCGCGGACGGCAAGCTGGTCTACCAAAACCAACCCTTGCAAAGCACCACGGGCGATATTGAGTACCGCCTGCAACAGCGCTACGCCAATGCCGTGGCCATCTTCGGCGCCAATGGGGCTACCGTGCGCGTGCAGGTCTACGACCAGCCGGGCGGCACGCTCAAATATGACAAGGTGCTGGGCATCAAATCGCCCGCCACATCGTACTGGACCTACGCCTACGGGCGGCGCAGCCTCTCGGACCGCATCCTGGTGCATGGCCTTCCCATCTTCCCAAATGCCGAGGTGCGCATCACCATCACCGGCGTAGGCAGCCAGCTGCGCGCCGTCAGCCAGATCGAGGTTGGCAAGTTGCGCTATCTGCCCGGCGTGGACTTTGGCGGCGTGCAATCCGGCATCACGCGCATCCCCAAGGCCTTCACCACCCGCAAGACCGAAGCTGACGGCAGCACCAGCGTGCTCATCTATGGCACCAGCTACGACATGAGCGGCACCATCGCCCTGAGCGGCACGCGAGAAGACGCGGCCCTGACGCAACTGCGCGGCCTGCTCGGGCGCGGCGTGGCCTATGCGCCCACCCTGGCAGCGGGCTACGAACAAAGCCTGCTGTTTGGCATCCTCAAATCCGCCGATGTCGCGCGCGACGCGGTCAACCTGTCCTCGGTGCGCTTCGAGATCGAGGGCCTGCCCACGTAACCCCCCATGCCAATCACCACCCCCATACCCCTAACCGCCTCGCCCGCCGTGCCCACTTCTGGCGCGCCCGAATCCACGTTCGACGCCATGTTCGAGGCCTTCCTGGCCTGGCAGTCCACGCAGCTTGTCTCGGGCATCAACGCCCTGGCCCAGGCCGGGTTTGACAACGCCACCAGCGCCCAGGCCAGCGCCAGCGCAGCAGCGTCCAGCCAAGCCCTGGCCGACACCTCAGCCAACCAGGCCACGGGCGCGTCCAACTTCAAGGGCTCGTGGCCGGGCCTGTCTGGCGCGCTGAACAAACCGGCGTCGGTAGAGCACCAGGGCAGGTTCTGGCTGCTGCTGAACAACCTGGCCAATGTCGCCACCAGCCAACCCGGCGTCACGGCCGACTGGCTGGCGTTTGATGTGCTGTTGCCCGTGGTGCCCGTCACCACCGCCAGCGCCACGGCGCAGGCCGGCCGGCACTACTCGCTGGACTACGCTGGCGCCGTCACGCTCACGCTGCCCGCATCACCGGCCCTGGGTGCCATGGTGTGGGTCACCGTCAGCAATGGCCGGCGCGACAACGTCATCGCCCGCAACGGCCAGACCATCATGGCGCTGGCCGAGGACATGACCCTCAATCTCGTGCAGTCCTACCAGCTGCGCTTCCTGAACAACTCTTGGAGGATCGTATGAGCATGGCCAGTCAATTCGGTGGCGGCAGCTCCTTGCCGCCGACCCAGACCACCAACTTTTTCACCTCGCGCACCTGGGTGGCGCCTCAGAACGGCATCCTGATCATGCGCGCCATGGGGGGCGGCGGCGGCGGTGCTCGGGGGTCAAATGCGACGGGTGGCTACAGCGCCTCCTGGGGCGTCAAAGTGGTGCGTGTGGCCAAGGGCGCCACCGTGGTGGTCGCCATCGGCGCGGGCGGCACGGGCAAGACCACCACGGACGGAGACGGAACGGCGGGGGGCGACACCACCGTCGTCGTGGGCGGCGTGACCTACACCGCGCCGGGCGGCCTGGCAGGCAAGTTCAGCCTGGGCTCGGCCCCCGCCAACGGCCCATCGCCCAGCGCCAATTGGGACGCGGGCGCCGACAGCGTCAAACCCGGCTGGGCGGCGGGCACCGTGCGCACCGGCGGCGCAGGCGTGGACATCCTCGCGCGCGGCGGCAACGCCACGACCTCGGCCAGCACGGACGCCAGCGGCGGCGGCGGCACGGGGGACGCCAGCGTGGGGAACGTGGGCGGCGGCGCCGTCGGCACCCTGGACGCCAACGGGCGCGTTGCCATCGATCCACCGACGTACGTGGACGCCAGCAATGGCGAGTGGGGCATCAGCTTCTATGGGGGCGGGGGCGGCGCCGGTGCCCTCATGAAAGGCGGCAACGGCGGTGGCGGCTTTGGCAGCACCAGCGGGACCCCCACGGTCGGCGGCAACGGCGGCGGCGGCGGCGGCGGCGGCAACTCTGGATCTGGCGGCGATGGCGGCCGGGGCGGCGGCGGTGGTGGCGGCGGCGTCTCCGGCGGCAACGGCGGCCCCGGCTTTGCCCATTTCAAATTCTTTGCCGACCTGGGGGTCTGACATGCCCATTATCGAAATCCTCGAATCCGGCCAGGTCGTGCGCACCATCATTGCGGACGCGGCCTTTGCCGAATCGCACTACCCCGGCGCCTGGCGCGTGGTGCCCGCGCCAGCACCACAAGCGCCAGACCCGCGCATGCTGTGGATCGACGTAGGCCCGTTCTGCGACCGCTTAGGCGCCGACGCACTCGCCATCGCGGCCAGCGATCACGGTGCCTGCAAAGCGGTGCAGACCCTTACCGGGGTACGCAAATACATCGACTTGGCAGACCCACGCGTCGCCAGCATGATCGACATGCTGATCGCCACCGGCCAGCCTACGGCACAGCCCTGGGCGCCAGGCAGCGGCCCCATGACGGCCGCCAAGAAGGCCGCCATCCTGGCGCCTGTAACGACAGAGTACGAGCGCCATATAAAGGGGCTGGAATGAAACCCTCACAGCTTGTCAACGCCCTACGCATCGCCGGCGTACCGGATGGCCTGCATGCAAACGCCATGGCGTGCATGCAAAGCGCCGAGCAGCGCGCCCAGGGCCTGACCTGGTCCAAGTGGAAGGTACGCCTGTTCAAGGCCGGGAAGATCGCCGACGACATGCAGTGGCAGCACAACCGCCTGATCGACGCCCGCCCCGACTGGGCAGCTTGGGACATAGCACCCATGCTCAACATCACCGGCCACGGCGACAATGGCCCATGGGTGTTCCCCGAGGGCGGCGGCATCGCGGACGGCAGGCCGATTCAAGACTACTGGCTGAACCAAGACCCGGCCAGCGATGAATACAAGGAGGCCGTCGCCAAATGCTACTGGTGCCCCGGCCAGCATCCCAGAAGCCCCAAGGCCCGCAAGGCCTGGTACCGCCGAAATGGCGGCGAGTACGAGGCCTGGAGCCGTGGCATGCCCGTGGACACTGCGCAGCCCGTGCAGCGCTGGGCCGGCCAGGACGGGCGCTTGTCGGTGTCCGTGGTGCGCTGCGGCGACGCCTGGATCGTCAACACCCGCCGCAAGCTGATTGGCAAGCTGTGTATCGAGGGCCGCTACGGCTTCGAGATAGACAACGTCATGTGCGGCGACTACGCCCCGCAAATGTGGTACCCCATCCCCGGCTACGCGCTGCGCGCGCCTGTCGCATGGGTCACCGTGCCGGGAGTGTCCGACTGATGACCACCACGATCACCCACAAGCGCGGCGACACCTTCGCCCATACCGTCCTGCTGCCGGCCAGCGTGGCCGCTGGCCGCGCGCTGCAAATCCTCGACGCCGCCATTGTCACGAACGAGAGGGAAGCCGCATGAGCGTCAAGATGCAAGCCGCCTTCTATAAGGGCAAAAAACGCCTGTTCAACCGCCTGACCTCCTGGTGGTTGCGCGGCCCCTACAGCCACTGCGAGCTGATCCTGGCCACCGACGACAAGGGCCGCAGCGTGTGCGCATCGGCGTCGTTCCTCGACGGTGGCGTGCGCATCAAGCACATGCACCTTAACCCCGACCACTGGGACATCATAGAAGTCGGCGGCGACGTACACGACGCATGGAACTGGCTGTCTCACCACCTGGGCGAAGGCTACGACCTGCTCGGCTTCGTGGGCTTCATTGCGCGCGTGTTGGGCCACGACAAGCGCCGTTGGTTCTGTAGCGAGGCAGTCGCCGAGATGCTGGGTATCCCCGACGCGTGGCGCTTCGATCCATGCATCCTCAGCGCAGCACTCACTCGACAACCCGCAGCAGCGGGTTTTTTTACGCCTGACGGCACCACCACAGAAAGGTAATCACCATGGCCTACTTCCTGCACCAAGACGTTCAAGACGCGGCGCTCGCCCACATCCAAGCCAACTGCAACCAGATCGCGGCCGTCAAGGCCTACACCGTGGGCGACAGCTATGCCACGGTCATGGCGGGCGCGAATGTGGCGGTGTCCGCTGCCACCACGTCGGCAGACTTCACCCTGGGAAGCTCTGGCGACACGCGCACCCTGACCTGCGCCAGCAAGACGGCCACAGCCAGCGGCAGCGGCGACCCGACGCATATCGTGTTTGTCAACACGGCCACCAGCAAGATCCTGGCCGTAACGCAAGAATCTTCGGGCGTCACCGTGTCCACGGGCACCTCGTACAGCCTGCCCAGCATCGTGCTCGAAATGCGCCAGCCCGTGGCCGTCTAAAAGGACAGGCGCATGGCAACCCTTCACTATCCCGGCACGCCGGGCACGGCGATCTATGGCGGGCGTCCCAAGCCGGCACCGCCGCAACCCGGCGAAGGCGTGGCGACGACGGTGGCGGTTGCCAACCTGTCGGGCGGCGCGCTCACATCGGCACCTACGACCTTCGGGTTTTCGTTCCCGCCGGGCGCCTGGCAACCGGACGCGCATGACATCCATGCGGCTGTCGCTGGCGCCCCCCTCACGATCCAGACCGACGCCCACGCGCTGCACCATGATGGCAGCGTCCGCTTTGCTGTCGTGACGCTGGATGCCGGCGCCATGAGCGCGGGCCAGACCAAGACCATCGACCTGACCACGGGCGCTAAGCGCGCGGCCTACACCACGCCGCTGGCCGCGCAGGTGGTCCCCGTGGTGGCCGAGGCCACGGTCTACGGGGTGCAGCGCACCGAGGTGATCTGCTCCAAGGGCGGCCCCGCGTTCGTGGCGGGAGAAACCGTCACGCTGCGCCTGACCGTGGGCGGCGTGGACTACGACTACGCGCACACCGTCGTAGCGGGCAAGGTGTCCGGCACGGATGTGGCGGATGCGCTGTCCGCGCTGATAACCGCCGGCGGCATGTTCCGCGCGCGCCGCGAGGGCGAGGGCGGCGGTTACGAGCGCATCACCGTGGAGCGGATGGACCCCCTGGTGGGCGGCTTCACCGCCAGCGCGATCTACGCCGGCCCGGCCACCATCGTGTTCAACACCATCAGCACCTTCGCGGCGCCCGTGCTGTGGACCGCGTCCCTGCAGGCCGAGCTGGATGCGCAGATCGCCAGCAGCAACGCGGGCACCATCGTGCCGCACCGCCGCCGCCTGCATGGGCCCGTGGTGAGCGAGTTTCGCCAGATGGTCAAGTTCAAGGACCCGGGCGGCGTGGAGCATGCGTTCCTGACCGCGATCTTCGATACCCGCATTTATGCGGACGGGCGCCAGTGGGTGGATGTGGCGATCGAGAACACGGGCCTGACCACGGCCAGCCCGCTGGCGATCAACTACAAGCTGGACATCAAGGTAAGCGGCGCCGTGGTGCATGCCGAGCCGCGCTTCTGGCACTACGCCCGCGCGCGCTGGCACAAGGCCCTCTGGGTGGGCGGCAACCCCGCGTTGCGCATCACGCGCGACATGGCCTACTTCATGACCACGCGGTCCACGCCCAACTTCAACTTGGGCTTTGGCCCGGCGGGCGCGGTCTTGGACGCGACCGTGGCGAGCGAGGTCAGCGCGAAAGCGGCCAAGGCGTGGAACGGCCCGATGGCGGCCACGTTGCTCACCGAGGGCATGGGCACGACGGGCGGGCGTCCCGAGATCGGGCTGATCACCGAGTACGCGTACGACTACTACGCCACGCAGGATGATCGTGCCCGCAACCTGCTGCACCGCGTGGTGGACAACGCCAGCGCGTTCCCGGTGCACTTTCGTGATGAGGCCACCGGCTGGCCGGCCGCGCTGGACACGCGCGCCGACCTGGAAGTCGTTTACTTCCCCACGGTGCCGACCTCCACGGAAATGCTCCCATTGAGGCCCGACACCGCGCACCAGGGCACGTTCGGTTATCACCCCTACCTGATGACGGGGGATTCCTACCACCTCGACGAAATGATGTTCTGGGCATCCTGGAACCTGATCAATGGCAATCGCGCGTACCGGTTCACGGCAGGGGTCGGCAACCTGATGGACAACCAGACGCGCGGCCTGGCGTGGACCCTGCGCGCCGGCGCGGAGGTGTGTTTCGCCATCCCGGACGCGCACCCGCGCCGGCAGTACTACCTGGACCAGTTCAGCGCCAACCTTGCGCGCATGAATGCGGTCAAGGGCGTCTCGTGGGCCAACGGGCCGTTCGGCGCCGTCCTGCTGGACGCCGATCGGTCCGATAGCTGGCAGTGTGACTTCCTGGCCTCCGTGCTGGGGTGGTTCGCGGAGAACAGCGTGCCGGCCGCGATGGAGATCATCGACCACCTGGCGACGTACCAGTTCGGGCGTGTGCTGCATGGACCTGACGGCTTCTGCCCGCAGTGGACATCCGACAGCTACTACCCATCGGTAAAGCTTGGCGGGGTGTACGTGACCACGTGGAGCGAGCTCGCTCAGGCCCAGGGGGGTGCGCGCTACGGGCAAGCCTGTGCGTGGAATGGCGGCGTCGATGACGGATCGGGCGATTATTCGAGCGTGTTCCGCGCCGCATCGGCGGTGTGCGCGGACGCCGGAAACGCCACTGCGGCGGCGGCGCATGCCCAATGGACGGCGCTGACCCCTGGCCTTTACAACGCGTCCACGCGCAAGTGGGCCATCGTGAGGAGGGCATGACATGGCGACGTTCATCGACAACTTCGACGGGGCGGCAGGCACGCTGCTGTCCTCGCGCACCGGCTGGGCCAATGGCTTCGGCTACTACGACCTGTGGCAACTGGATGGCAGCGGCGCCGCCAGCCACCCGGCTTATTCGGACGACGGCAAGCAGGCGCTGCACGACACGGGATCGCTGAGCCACTACGTCAAGGTGGTGCTGGGCACTGGCTTCCTGGGGTCCGCCCGCGGCTGCGGGATCATCCTCGGTGGCGGCGTGGCATCCGGCGCGCTGACGGTGGAGGACAGCGGCGGAGACCTGTACCTTTTTTACAAAGGCGGAAGTGTGCAAAACCTCGGCTCTGGCTGGGCCGCAGGCGATGAGCTGGAGGTGGCCTGGAACGCGGCCACCAAGCTGGTGACCGTGCGACGCAACGGCACTCAGGTGGGCGCCGATGTGGACCTATCAGGGCAAACGTGGACGGACAACGGCAGCAGCGCTGGATTCGAGCTGGCCTACAGCGGTCAGCCGGCGCGTGCGGACTTGTTCCGCTCGTTCGAGGCCGGCCCGCTGGCCCCGCCGGACACCACGCCCCCCACGCTCACGGGCACGATCACGCTGGGCGCGCGCACGGCCAGCTCCATCGAGACCTCATGCCCGGCCGCCACTGACGACGTGGCGGTCACCGCCTACGACGTGCGCATCGATGGCGGCGCGTGGATCGACAAGGGGCTTGCCACCAGCCATAACTTCACAGGCCTCACCGCCGATACGGCGCACACGATCGACTGGACGGCGCGTGATGCTGCTGGCAACCGCTCAACGCCACCGCTGTCGGTCAGCACCAGCACCTACCCCCTAGGGGCCATGGCCAGCACTATCCTGCTGATCACCGGCCCGCAGGAGGGCAACCCGGCCGGCATGCTGTATGCACTGGCCGGCACGGTGCAGCCGGGCGACTGGCTCAGTTACTACATCGTCAGCGGCCCCACACCCGCAGGCGGGGTGCTGGATGCGCAGGCCAATGGTGCCTTCACCTACACCGGCCCAGCCCCGGCCACGCTGGTGATACAGCCCAAAGTCAACGGCGTGGACGTGGCGCAGATTACCGTCACGCTGTATGACGCGACGGGCAGCTTGTCTGGCAACAACTTCGCCGTGACCCCCGCCTTCGCCAGCGGCGGCATCGCGCAGGCGGCGCCCGTGCCGTTGACGGGCGTCTCGCTCGCCGTGATCGCGGCATTCGCCAGCGGTGCAATAGCCCAGGCGGCCCCCGTGCCGCTGTCTGGCGCACGGCTGGGTGTCACCCCCGCATTTGCGAGCGGATCAATCGTCCAGGGCGCAGCCATCGCGCTGTCGGGCGTGCGATTTTCGGCCACGCCAGCGTATGCATCTGGCGCCCTGGTGCAAGCCGCGCCCGTGCTGCTGTCGGGTGCTGGCTTTGTGGTGGTGCCGGCCATTGCCGGCGGGGCCATCGTGCAAAGCGCGTCGATTGCGCTGCAGGCGGCATCCTTTGCCGTCACGCCAGCGCTTGCGGCGGGCTCCATCGTCGAGGTGGTGCAGCCCAACTTCACGAGCATGGCGTCATCTCCGGTGTACGCGGTGTACCTGCGCGACAGCTACCGCGTCCACGCCTTCCACAAGGCCGCGGGCGAGGTGCTTGACTTTGACATCGACTACAGCTATGAGCTGCGCGCCACACAAGACAGCCCGCGCGCGGCCGACCCGGTAGAGGTCGAAGTGGGCGCTGGCGTGGATGTGCTGGGTGCGTACTGGGTGCCGGGCCTGCGACGCATCAAGCTGTGGTTGTCTGGAGGCGTGCAGGGTGGCGTGGTTAACCTGTCGGTGTGGCTCAACACCACGGCCGGGCGGCGGCTGCAGGCCGATGTGCGTGTCTACATCAAATAGGGATAGGTGCATGACGAATCATCTTGATCCCGTGAGCGTTGCCGTGGTGCTGGCCTCGACCCTGTTTGGCCCGCAGCTGGCGGCGATCATCGGCCCCTACGCCGTGATCCTGCTGGGCTCCACAGTGGGCGCTGCCTTGGAGGGCGGAAAACAATGAATGAGCATCTCGACCCGATTAATGTCTTCGTGGCGATCGGGTCACTTCTTTTTGGCCCGCAGCTGGCCGGCATCATCGGCCCCTATGCCGTGATCCTCGTTGGCGCCACGCTGGGCGCCAGTTGGTCACTGGGCGGGCAGGAGCGCAAATCCAACATGGCCGCAGCGCGCCACTTCATCCTGCTGGGCGCGACCGCCATGCTGGTCACGGTGCCCGTGGCCAACGGCCTGGCGCAGTGGATTGGCATGTCCAGCTCCACATGGATGCTGGTGCCCATCGCCATCCTCATAGGCTCCGTGGGCGATGCGTGGCCGCGCGTCGTGCGCTGGGCGCTTGCGCTGGCCGGGCGCGTGATCGAACGCCGCTCCGGCGGCGGCGGGGGTGGGCAATGACCTGGTACGACCAACAGCATTTGCTGGCAATGATCAACTTCACGTCCTGCATGGGCATCGTGTGGTTCTGCATCTGCCGACTGAACACCGAGCGCGCGCGTGTGCAACTGGGGGACAGGCTCAAATACACGCTCCTGCTGGCAACCGCCATATCCTCGGCCCTGCAGCCCATGCTGTGGGGCGAGTGGTCATCGTGGTCAGGCGCCTTCATGAGCTTCGCCGTGTGCCTGTGGCTGGGCCTGTCATCCCGGCGCGTGCACACACCCGATTACGACGGACCACAACGCAGACTGGAGGATGCATGAGCTACTTTGACGAATGCTTCGAAAAGCTTCTGGGGCACGAGGGGGGGTACAGCAACAACCCCGCCGACCCTGGCGGCGAAACCATGTGGGGCATCACCGTTCGGGTGGCGCGCGACAACGGCTACACCGGCCCCATGCGCGCCATGCCCGTAGAGATTGCCAAAGACATCTATCGCCGCCAATATTGGGCAAAGTGCCAATGCGACAAGCTGCCCTTTGGCGTGGCCTTCGACGTCTTTGACGCTGCCGTCAACTCCGGGCCGATACAGGCCATCCGCTGGCTGCAGCGCGCTGTCGGTGTGACTGACGATGGTGTCATCGGCCCTGCCACGCTCACAGCAGTGGGGCAGTTTCAACCTGGCTCGCTGCGCGCAAGGTACGGCGGCATACGCCTTGAGTTTATGACCGGCCTTCCCACCTGGCCCAGCTTCTCGCGCGGCTGGGCGCGGCGCATTGCTGCCAACCTGCAGGGGGTCGCATGATCATTCTTTTTTTTGCCATGTGCATGCAGTGGTGGAGGCTTTGGGAGCGATGATCCCCGCCATCTACACCCACGCCGGCGCCGCGCTGCTGGCCGGAGCCCTGGCCTTTGCCGGAGCCTGGCATGTGCAGGCTTGGCGCATGGGCGAGCAGCTTGCCGGCCTCAAAGCCAGCCATGCCCAGACCCTGCAGACCATCGCTGACAAGACCGCCCATGCGCGCGCGGCCGTGGCCCGCTACGAGCTGGCCGCCAATGCGCAGCTGGCCGACAAGGACGCCACGCATTACAAGGAGCTGACCCATGCCCAATCTGAGACTGCGCGCATGCGCGCTTGTGTTGCTGCCGGCGCTTGCGGGGTGCGCATCATCACCCGCACAGCTGCCTGTGCAGCCGGTGGTGCTGTGCCCCAAGATGCCGGCGCCGGCGGCGTGGGCGATGGAGCCGTCGCGCTCGATGACGCTGCTGCAAACCGTGTTCTCGATCTCCGAGAGTCCGTCGCAGCCGATGCGGCAAAGCTCGCCTATCTCAGGGAGTACGCCCAGGCCTGCTACAGGGCTGGGGTTGAAGGCGCCGGGGTAGTGGAGTGATGCGCGCCCATGGCGCCGCGCGGGCGGCTTGGTTGATTCGCGCGTCGGCTCAGTTCAGGACGCTGTAGCCCCGGCCCGCCAGGCATCGCTTGATGATGTCGCGTTGCGTTCCCTCGCCGGCTGCTGCGCCTTGCAGGCCGCCGGCCACCGCACCAACGGCTGCGGCCTCGTTACCCCAGCCACCGCGCCCGCCACCTACGGCGAGCAGGGCCACCCCCAGCAGGGCGCCGAATACCGCCCCAGCAACAGCGCCGTCGGCCGCGCCCGCGCGCTGCGTGGCGTAGGATTGGCACTCGGCCAGGTCTTGGCTGTAATGGGCGCCCTGGGTGCGGCTGTCAACTAGCGGTTGATATTGCGCGCCGGTATTTGCGCATCCAGCCAGGATGGCTGCAGACAGGATGATGGCGGTGGTTTTCATGGTTAGTCCTGGTTTGATTTTTTAGGCCGCCCAATCCGCCGCATCTTCCGGCGCGATGGGATTAGGCGGCGCTGTGCGGCTGCGGGCTTGTCGCCTAATTCTTGTTAGCCTGCTCAGAAATAGCCTCGTCAATCGCGTCACGCAGCGTTTCCGCGCCGGTGTCGAAGCACTCGTCGTAGGTCTCAATTTCAAATTTCGCCGGGTCTTGCGGATGATTCCTGTACCTTGTAATGCTCAGTCCGCAGTTCTTCTCCAGCCAATCCAGGCGTTCTGTGTCAGTCATTCAAATCTCCTTTGTCTAACAACTCGTCGCACCGGACTGCTTCGCAGCCGGTGAACTCGGGGCGTTAGCGGTCATGTACCGCACCCAAACAGCCCGTAGCAGGCCGATTCCTCTTCCTCAAAATCTCCACGGGCGCGGCCCTCCTTGGCCCACGTCATAACGCCGTAAATCCCGAGCGCACCGAACCGCTTGGCGCGGAACATTGGCCGCCCGATCTCAACTTCCAAATCATTCACCCGCTCAATCTCTCCGGGCGTCAGCCGCAGGAAGTCGCCACGGTTCGCATTAACGCAAGGGCTGCACTCCTTGCTCCGGTGCGGCAGTTTCTCAATCCCGGCCCGCTGCAAAAGCACATCGCGCTCGGCCTCTGTGTGCAGGTACAGCGGATGCCAGAGCGTCCGCCCGCCGTGGTATTCCGAGTCCTTCACAAACTCAGGCGTGTCCTTCCGCGCTTGGCTTTCCTCGCGCCGCTTGCCAACCATCACCACGGCCTTTCGCTCCGGGTCAGCTTCATCAAGCCATTGCAGGAACGGCAGTCCTTTCAAAAACCCGGTGCAAAACTGCTGCTTACCGTTGCCGGGGAATCCATTTTTAATCCTCACTAGTTCGGCCATCCCCATGCTTTGCAGGCGCACGGTTTCAAACCCCATCGCCTTTGCCGCCGTCTCGCCAGCGCCGACTTTTAAGCCCCATCCGGGCGCTGCCCAGCCGGTGTCGCAGTAGGCCACAACAACATGCTTTAGCCCTTGCTCGTAGGCCCAGCGAATCATCGCCATCGAGTCGTTGCCGTAGCTTGCCGAAATCACATAGTCCATAGTTTTTTCTCCGAAAACAGCTAACCCGTCGTTCCAGGCGACAGCCCCTGGCGGGGCTGCGCCTGAACTTGTGCGTTACTCAGTGTCATGTCGCCATCCCCAGTGCCTTGCGCACGTCGTTGGTGCCCATGCTACCCGTCTGCGCCAGCAGTTGATCCAGCTCCAGCGCGCCAGCGGCCATCGACAGCGGATGCAGGCTGGGCATCAGCCGGTCAATTGCGGCCAGGCCCGACACGATGGCGCCTCGCTGGGCCTCGATGCTTTGGGGGTCTTGCGCCAGGTCGGCCAGGGCGTTGGCCGTGCCCGCCAGAATGCGCGCCTCGGGAGATTCGCCCAGGCCGTGCAGCCGCGCCGCGTGGCAGGTGACGTACACCAGGCGCCCGGCGAGATTCGCCAGGGCCTGGGCATTGGCCCCGGTGTAGGCGTGCAGCGCGGCTCCGGTGCGCAGCCGCTCCACATCTTCGCGGATGCCGGCCACGATGTACGCCTCTTTCACGGGGTTGACGTGCTTGTGGCGCTCGCGCTCCCATGCGGATGTCGCGCGGCGCTTGCGGGCGTAGGTGCTGGTCTTTCTCATGCCACGGCCTCTGCCATGCGCTGGGCCGCCCGCTGTAGGCGGGCATTGAACCAGCGCCGGATGATGTACCCCCTGGCCACGCTGATGACCGTGAAGATCAGGCCCATGGTGCTATACAGGTACGGCGCTCTGGTGGTTTGCAGGGCGATGCATGCGGGTTTGGTGGGCTTGGTCATATGTGCGTCCATGTCTCTCTGCTCATGATCTTTTCGATGCTGCGCTCATGCACACCGAATTGGCGGGCGAGCGCAGCGTTGGATAGGTTCTCGCGGATGTGCTTGAGCAAGCTCTCGCGCTGCCGCTTGGCTGATCGGATGGCTACAACGTCCAGGTCCATCAGCTTCGATTGCGGGAGGTCTTGGCCGCGCGCGCAGAATTCGGTCCTGCGCTGCTCCCATTCGTCCCGGTGTAGTCCGTGCTTGGATCCTCTTGCCATGGCGTAAAAGCCCCCTCGGCGGGTGGCTGGTTTTGGTTATGCGGCTTCGGTTTCAAGCTCTTCGAAAAGTGTTTGTTGTTCGCTGCTGCGATCCGCGAACTCTCGATTGGCGGCAAATTGCAAGTTGATTTTTGCTTGCTTGAAATAGGACTCTTTCAACTCGATGCCGATGGCCTTACGCCCCAGCGACACCGGGCTAAAAACTTCGCTGCCAACGCCCATAAACGGAGTTAAGACGACTTCGCCAGGGTTGGAGTAAAGCTCCACCAGCCGGTCAATCACATCCAATTGCAGCGGGTGAACGTGCTTTTCATCGTCCTCTTCCTTGCTGTCCCGAAATGGCAGCACGTTATCAATGCGAATGTCATCCCACACGCTTGATGCGTACCGTTGCCAGATGTAGTGCGACAGCTTGTTCGACTTCGGGTCTTTGTGGTCCGCGTAGGTGTTGCGCAGGTAGTCCCACAATTCATCTTCGGTGAACTGCGTGTCATTGGCGTTGTTGAATGCCCGCAGAATGTTCGGCAGGATTGGGGTGGCCCCGAAGTAGCGTTTCAACCCCTCGGGGTGCGTCACAGGAACGGCGTTGTCGCCCTTCTTGGTCAGCACCAGCACATAGTCCGGCATTGCCGTAAAGCACTGCGTCGAGTCCTCCACGATCAGTTTGTGCATGAGGCTTTTGACCATCGTCCGCATCCGCACCTTCAGCGGCTCTTTCCAGACGGTGATGCGGTTGCGATACTGAAAACCATGCTTTTCGTGCAGGCGAATGATTTCGTGCGGGAAGTCCCACAATCGGCATGAGTTGTCGAAAACATCAGTGCAATGCACTGCTGTGACGCGGCCTGGTTTGGTGACGCGGGCGATCTGCTCAATCAGAAACTCGTACTGCTCAAGAAACTGCTCTTTGCTTTCGCAGTTCGAGAAATCACGGTCGCTAGAGCTGTAGTTGTAGAGGCCCGCAAACGGTGGGGAGTACACCGACATATCCACCGAGTTGTCGGGCAGCGTCGGCAGCACTTCCATGCAGTCCGAGTTGTAGATGGCGTAGTCTTTTGTGATGATCTGGTCTTTTGTCTTCATTGCATGAACTCCGGCAGTTTGACTGTTTGGTTGAACTCTTTCGCTACGTGCGAAAAATCCCGGTTCGCGTTTGCGACAAGGTTTGCGTACAGGTCAATGGCTTTATTGGTCTTTTGCTCAAGCGCTTCCAATACGCGCTCCTGGCCTTCGCTAATCACCATGTCGCAGGTGACTTCGCGCTTTTGCCCAAAGCGCCAGAATCTGCGGATGGCCTGGTAATACTGCTCATAGCTCCATGTCGGGAAAAACACGGTGTGGTTACAGTGCTGCCAGTTCAGCCCCATGCTGGTCATCTTTGCTTTTGTGACAAGCCGTTCAATATCGCCGCGTGCAAACGAAACCAGAATTTCCTCTTTCTGGTCAACCGACATGCCGCCAACAATCTCCACGGCGTTCGGGTCTAGCCGGGACAGAAGCGCGCTCTCTTCATTGAGATTGCACCAGTACACAGACGTCTTCCCGTAGGCCAGCTTCACGGCGCGCTCACATCGCTCGTGCACTGTGAGTTTTTGCTCTTCCCTGACTTCCGTCATGGTTTGGGCTGGCATGGCGAACATGGACGTTTGTCCGTCAATGCACCATGTGTTTGAGTTGTGAACGATGTGTTTGTTGGTTATCAGCGGGGGCAACTCATACCCTTCGTCTGAGAAACCAAGGTCGGACGGCTTCTTGACCATCACCGACCACTGATTCACCCAGGCGAAAAAGTCCCGTTCTGCGTGCGGCTTGAGGTAGAACTTTTCCCCGATGTTGCGGTTGTTGCTGTCAACACTGTTCTGGTTCGAGCGAAAGAACTTCGTCAGCATGTCCATGTAGCCCATGTACCCTAGTGCCTCGGAGCTGTTGCCCAACTCGATAAAATCGTTTGGCGATGGCGTTGCGGTGCTGAGGAACCGATACGGAACCCGCTTGATAAACGCAACGATTTGGTCGCGTGTCTTGCCCGCAAAGTTTTTGAGGATGCTCGATTCATCCGCGATAACACACACGAAATCATCCGGGTTCAGCAGGTGCATGCGCTCGTAGTTGCACACGACGATCTTTTTTGTGAATGTCCCGTCTTTCGTGTGCTCAATGTCGTGCACGCCGATACGGGTGGCCTCATCAATAAACTGGAAAGCCACGGCCAGCGGGGTAAGAATCAGCACGCGCTGGTTTGTTTGCCGGATCACGTTCTCGGCAATCGTTACCTGCATTAAGGTCTTGCCAAGCCCGGTATCAGCGAAGATGCCGATGCGGCCTTTGCGCAGGGCCTTCTCGATAATGAACCGCTGAAAGTCGAACGCGCATTCAGGCATCCACTTCGCGTCAAACCCGTAGTCCCCTGATGTGTGGCGCTTGGACGCCAGGAATTGCTCGTATTTCATTGTTTGCAGTCGTAAAAAGCCCGCTATGTGCGGGCTGTGGGTTGGGTGGCGCGGCGGTCAGGCTTCAGCCGTCACGCCCTGCAGCCGCCGGATCAGCGCCCGGCAGATTGCTGGCACGCTGGCGGCCGGGTAGTGCTTGGCCGCCTTGACAGTGGCGCAGGGCTCGAAGCCCAGCTCGGCCAGGCCCGCTGCCGAGATGGCGATGGGCGCAAGCAGGGCGTTGATGGCGCCCAGCGTCAGCGTCTCGCAGGTGTCGGCTTCGCGGTCGATGGCCCTGGCCGTCTGCACCAGGCTGGCGGCCTGCTCTTTGGCCTGTTGCAGCAGTGCGGCGCCGGCCTTCGCGGCTTCGGCCTGGGCGGCTTGCTCGGCCTTGACGCGCTCGGCGGTTGCCTCCAGTTCCGCCATCTCGCGGGCTCGGCGTTCTTCCTCGGCGCGGATGCGTGCGCGCTCGGCCTCGATGCGTGCAGCCTCTGCATCAACCCGCTTTTGCATCAGCAGTTCCAGCGTTTCGCCATCCTTGTAGACCAGCTCTTGCCGGTCGGCAAACAGGTGGGCGTACTGTGGCACGCTGTCCAGCGTTTTCAGGTTGTTGATGGCCCGCCCGGCGATGGTGTTCGCATCGGCCTTGCCAGCAATCAGTGCGGCGGTCAGCTTGTCGTCAATGCTGGCGAGGCTGCTCAGGCCCTTGATGGCGCCGCCGAAGTCGGGCACGGGCACGATCAGGCGCACGCCTTTGATGTCCGCTTGCAGGCGGGCAACGTGCTTGTCGAATTCGGTGCGCGCAGCCATCACCTTCTCGGTGCGGCGCGCGTCCTTCTCGGCCTTGACCAGCTTCTCGGTTGCAAGACGTGTGCGTCGTGCCAGGTCTTTGAGGTCGCCCACGGTGCGGCGCATCAGCTCCACATCGCTGATCTGCGCCAGCGCGCCGTCTTCGGCCTGGGCCAATGCATCCTCGGCCTTCTTGAGCGCCTTGCAGGCGGCTTCGGCGTCCGCGAACTGCTGGTCGGTTTCCGGGCGCTGCGGGATGCGCTCGATGAAGGCGCGCAGGGCCTGGCCGAAGGCGGGCAGGTTGCCACCCACGGTCAAGGCGCCTTGCACCTGCACCGCCACGGCGGGCAGGCTTTCCATGGGCGCGGCCACCGCGGGCGCGGCCGCCTCTGTGGGCACGTAGGCGGCCACGTCCTTCTCGAACTGCTCCCAGCCGGCGATGATGCGTGCGCGCATCTCGGCGTCCGGCGCGTACCAACAATGACGTATTTCGCCCAGCTCATCATCGTCCAGCAGGGCGGCGGCGGTGAACAGGATGCGCTCGCAGCAAGACACCATGGCCTGCTGCTCCATTTGCGCGCGGTAGTGCTCGGGAATGCGTGTGCCAAAGTCCGCGTCGTGGATCTGGTTCGGGTAGGGCAGGGCTTCGCGCAGGCTGACATTCAGGGTCTTGCACTCCCACGCCGTGGCGCCGTCGAACGTGATGCCGTCCAGGCTGGCGCTGTACTTGCCAGACTTGCCAACGCATGGGCTGAGGTCGTCGCCGATGACCTGCTCGGCCAGCGGGCGGGCCAGGGCTTCCACGGCGTGGCCGCGGTCAAAGATGCGCTGCTGCTCGGGCGTGACCTCGGGGATGACGCCGGTGGCGCGCTCGCGCACCAGCTCGGCGCGGCTCTTGTAGGGGCTGATGCCCAGCATGGCTGGGGCGTCGCTGGCGTTGAGCGACTGGGCGCGGTGCTGGTGCCAGGCGGGCGTGCCTTGCTGCAGGGTGATGATTTCCATCATGGTCATTCCTCTGTCTGGGTGTATTCGGCGTCGGCCTCGGGGGCGATTTCGCCGGTGTCTTGGTCGATGATGCTTTGCTGCGCCTGGGCTACGGCGTCGCGCAGCTCCTGCTCCTGCTCGGGCGTGACCGTGGCCTTGGCGCGCAACCAGGCCAGGGCGTCGTCCACGCTCTTGCCCTGGGCGATGCCTTGGAGCAGCTTGGGCAGGGTGGCGGCCCATTTGTCGGAGGGCCAGGCGGGTAGTTCCTGGGGGCGCTCTGGCACTACGTCGGCGGCGCCCATGTGCTTGACCGGCTGGGATTCAACGATGCGCTCGGCTTCGTCCTGGTCGTAGATGCCACCGAAGCCGAAGGCCAGGCGCGCGCACTGGATCATGGCCTTGTGCCGCAGCATCCGGCGACCGTGTGACTTCCAGGGGCCGGTGTCGCGCCGGCACTCGTCCATCCACTCGGTCACCTTGATGGCGCGGCTGCGGTCTTTGCGGTAGATGATGCAGGTGCACTTGCTGTCGTCCTGCTCGAACTCGATGCCGTCGAACTGCTGGTGCTCGTTCATGATGCGGCTCCAGCCATCTACGCCGACAACGGGGACGATGCCGTTTTGCCGATCCGGGAAAGCGTAAATTTCCTTGACCCATGGGTTCAGGCCGTACTGGTTGGCAACGACCAGCAGGGCGGTCATCTGCGCGTCGGATACCTGCCCTTTGAAGGCCGTGGCCTTGAGGGTGTGGATCAGGTCGGCGCCGTCGCCCATGTCGAGCTTAGCGGCAAGTGTTTGGGTGAGGGTGGTCAGTGCATTACTCATGTCGTTCCTCGCTTTGAAATCTGTTGATCGCGCCGGATAACCGGCATCGGTGCCTTGTGGCTGTAGTGGTGCCCAAAGTGCCAGGCTCCGCACTCGGGGCAGTGGTAGGCGGCAAAGCCGGTGCTGTAGCGCCGGCTGGCGCGCCGGGCCTTGTCGGCGGCCTGGGCCTGAGTGAAGGGCTGCTTGCCAGTGGTGCAGTTCATCGCACCCCCGACAGCCACCAGCAATAACTGATGGCGCACAGCCGACCCAGGTGCGGCGCCCATGCGCGGTAGAGGGCGCGGAATTCGGTGATGCGGCGCTTCATGCTGTCACCACGATCACGACAGTGGAGAGGATGGCCAGGACGGTGCAAATCACCCAAAACCAGACCCCGTAATCCAGCACGTCGAATTCCTTGAATATGGCCTGTGCGCGCTCGGCGTCGCACAGTCGGCCATCGCCCATGCTGCGCGCGAAGCGTTCGGTGGTGTCGTTGTAGTCTGCTGGGGTTGGTACACGGGTCATTGGCCGTCTCCATAGCGAATTTGCAGGGCCAGGGCGCGCTCTTGGTAGAGCCGCTCCTTGTGCTGCATGTTGTAGAGGTCTGCTGCTAGGCGCTGCGCCTCGGTCGGCTGGTCTTGCCGGATCGGCACAGGCCAGCAACGGTGCAGAACCGTGGCGATGGTGGGATTGACGTGTTCGTCCATGTCAGGCCTCCACTGCCTATGCCGTCGCTTCGGCCTGGCTGGCGCTTGCATCAGGCGTCCACAGCCTGGCGTGGCACTCGATCAGCGTCAGGGCGGCGCGGTATTCCTGCCCATGCTCGCTGGTGCCGTGTTCGCGTTCCAGCTTGTCGACGAATTCGGCGACCGTCCCGAAGAAACAGCCGGCGCGTAAATAGATGCCTTTGTCAGTCAGGTACGCAGTGAAGTAGTCGCTGCGCGAACCAATGGGGCCGATTGTGAATATGGGGCGGTCGCCGATGAGCTTTTTGTCTCCGCGCAGGTTCGCGCCGCGCAGGTTCGCGTCGCGCAGGTTCGCGCCGTCCAGGTTCGCGCCGTCCAGGTACGCGCCGACCAGGTTCGCGCCGACCAGGAACGCGCCGCGCAGGTACGCGCCGCCCAGGTACGCGCCGCCCAGGTTCGCGCCGTCCAGGTTCGCGCCGCGCAGGTACGCGCCGACCAGGTTCGCGCCGTCCAGGTTCGCGTCGCCCAGGTTCGCGCCGTCCAGGTTCGCGCCGACCAGGTTCGCGCCGACCAGGTTCGCGTCGCCCAGGTTCGCGCCGTCCAGGTACGCGCCGCCCAGGTACGCGCCGCCCAGGTTCGCGTCGCCCAGGTTCGCGCCGCGCAGGTTCGCGCCGACCAGGAACGCGCCGCGCAGGTACGCGCCGCGCAGGTTCGCGCCGTCCAGGTTCGCGCCGCCCAGGTACGCGCCGCGCAGGTTCGCTGTTTCCAGCGCTACACGCATCGCAAGGCCGCTTGCCTGATGCTCCTCTGTGGGCTGGTACTCGTACAGCACGGCGTCCGTGTGGCGGTGCTTGATGATGATTTTGGGTGCAGCTGAATCAGACATTTGGTCTCCTTTGGGCATAAAAAAGCCCCGGCGTGCGGGGCTGGTTGTGGGTGGGCTACTCGCTGCACCAGCTGCTCCGCTACATGGCGGCTCACTCAGGCTGGCATCTGCTTTTGCCCGTAAAAGGGTGGTGGCGGCCGGTGGTTGGCCCCGGCACTGCCGGGGAGTGGGGGTTACTGGGTGCGGGCTTCGAGCATGGCGTCTGCTGTCTCATATGCTCGTGCTGCCAACATCGCAAGCTGCTCGGAGGCATCGAAGCCAACGGGCAAAACAGCGCCACACAAAAACTGGTGCATCGCCTTCGCTGCGAAGTAGTCGCGCAGGGTCATGCCATCGCATGGGCCCATCCCGTTCCAGCATTGTCCGGGGTTTAGCGGCACTGGAAACGCAGGTATTAATTTAGGTTCCATGCTCTTCTCCTAGTTTGTTGAATTCCAGTCGCCGCTTATCTCATGGCCCCGGCACTGCCGGGGAGTGGGGTTACTTGATCAGCTTGGCGACCGCCTCGGCGACCTTCATCTGCGCGGCAGCAACTGCGGCCTCAACAGCTTTCTTGATTTCGTGCTGCATCTTGTAATCAATGACAGACTCGACGTTCTTCTTGACGATGTATTCCAGGCGGCTCTGGTTGGCGTTGTAGCCAGTCTCGCCGCGCGCATCGACTTTGGCGCCAAGGTAGCCCTCTGCGGCCTTGCCGATCAGCGCCTTGAGCGTGGTTGGCTCGCCGACCTTTTCGCCGTAAGTGTTGTGTTGCTGGATAGGCTCGTTCACAACCTTCTCGATGATCGCGCCCACGCTGGATTGAATCGCTATGCGCACTTCGTCTTGCACCGCTTTGCGAATGTCGCCGCAAGACTGCTCCACTATCTGGTGGGCCGCAGTTCGCACGATGGCATCAAACATCCTCTCTGCCTCGTACTCAATCAGGCTGGCATTCACCTTCACCGAGCCTTTCGCCTGGGGCGATGGTTGCAGTTCATCAAGATCATCTGGTTCGTCGTACATTTCTTTCTCCTGTGTGTGGTTGAAAACCTCAACGCCCTGGTGGCAAGGCGCTGGGGTTGCGGCTCTCGTGAGAAAGCCTTGCCGGTTACTCGATCCGGCTCCACTGCGGGAAGGGTTAGGCCCGATGCACGAAGCGATCTGAGGCTGTCCGTGGTTCATGTGGCTTGACTGCTGCGTTAAGGGCTCGCCACGCCCAAGTACCCCATGCGCTCGCGGCGCTTCTTTTGCCTGGGTAACTCGCCTGTCGGCAACTTCGCATGGCATCTCCCTGCTGTGCAGGCTCCATGCGTACTTACTTCGCGCTGGCCGCTTTGTGGCGAATCACTATTCGCCGCCGTTGTGGCGCTCGCGGTTCCGGTAGTCATCGGGGTTGAGCGCCGCACCTTTTGCTTGCTGCCGGTGCTTGTCGGGGGCAGGGCGGCTTGCGCCACCTGTTCATCCTGATGCTGTGTTAAAGGGCTGTCGGGCTGCGCCGATCCGCTTGCCCCGTCGCTGCGTTTTGCTGCGATGGGTGAATTATCACGCCTGTGATTTGTGTTGTCAACACTTTTGTGTTTTATTTTCGCTGCTAGGGGTAACCACTGAGTGCGTGCTCATCACGTAAAAAGCGGGTTGCCATCCAATCACGAAGGTGATAAATTAGCGATATGGAACAACTTCAACATGCAATCACCGAAGCGGGCGGCGTCACGGCTCTCGCAAAGGCGCTTGGCATTGCGCAGCCGCGCGTGAGCAATTGGCTTGTCCGTGGTGTGCCGGATGGCTGGATGGCCGTGCTGGCGATGCGCTGGCCCATGCCAACCACCGCCGCAGATACGGGCAGTAGCGCTGAATGACCTTCCCCACCCCCCGCCCCAAAGCACGCCCCGGCAAGCCCGCAGGCATCCCCAAGCTCGACCTGTCCCGCAAGCGTTACCCCGGCTTCGTGCTGGAGAACCAGGAGACAGGACGGGCGAATGCAGAGCGCCGCAGGGCTATGAGCAAGGCGGCTTTATGAGCTGGCAAGCCTACGAAGCCGCTAAGCGCGCGTGGATAGCAGCAAACCCTGGCGCTACACCTGAGCAGTACGACGCAGCAATGCGGGCTATTGCACGGCGGTTCGGAGTCTGACCATGCGCACCGCCATCAAACGCTTCCTGATGACCGCGTACTGCTACGGCTACCTGCCGGCTGCGGTGGTGGTGTGGTTCTTCCGCGTGTTTCGGCTGAAGCACGAATGAACAGCTTTCACCCGGCTACCTCGACGGAGGGAAAAGCAGCCTCACCCACTGCCTGCCGACGTGATTTTTCCGGGTGCTTCTTGAAAGGGTATCAAGTGCAAACCTCCTTCATTTTCCAAAACGGCGCCAAGGGCGAACTCGCGCTGGTGGACGGCAATCTGTTGTTCGCCTTGACAGACGTACCGGGCCTGCCGGGAGAGTTGCGCTACTTCGCGGCGCAATGGGTGGATGCAGCGGCGAGGGCCAGTGGTTTCGCCATGGCCGGCGGCTACATCGATGACCCACTGGTCACAGTCTCCGTCGCTGAAACCGCCTGCGCCGCAGCGTGGATTCGTGCGCAAGTCGAAGCCCGCCGCATGGGCGAGTTCAAGGTTTCGTTCGTGGCGAACGACCCGAACCTGCCGTTCTAAGGCCGCGCGCTAGATGAACTACTACCCCTTTCACGTCGGCGACTACGCCGCCCATACAGCCCACCTGGATCTGTTGGAAGACCTGGCTTATCGCCGGATGCTTGACCTGTACTACCTGCGCGAATGCGCATTGCCACACGATCCCGCAGAGGTGGCTCGCCTGATCCGCATGCGGGGCAACGTGGTCGAGGTCACGGCAGTGCTGCGTGAGTTCTTCACGGAGTTCGAGGGCGGCTGGGTAAACGGTCGTTGCGAAGAAGAAATCCTGCGCATGAAAGACAAGCAGACGAAGGCTAAAGCATCTGCTGAGGCGTCCGTTGCAGCGCGAAGGGCAAAAGCAGAAGGCCATCGTTCAACGCCAGCTGAACGAACGTTAAACGAACGCTCAACGGATGCTGAGCTACCAACACCAACACCAACACCAAATACAGCTAAAGCTGTTGGCGCGTCGCGCCGCAAGCCGCAAACGGCGTTGCCAGAGGACTTCGCCCCGAACGATGTCGGCATGAACCGTGCGGCTGAAAAGCATCTCGACGTACCGACGGAGCTGGAGAAGTTCCGCAACCACCACGCCGCCAAAGGATCGGTGATGGCCGACTGGCAGGCGGCGTGGCGGACGTGGGTTGGCAATGCCCGCCCTGGCGTAGCGCGGTCTCAGCAGAGGCCCCACGATCGCGAAGCCGCCGACCGCGCCGACCCACGGCCGCAGTGGGCGCTGGATGCCGGGTTCGCAAACGTGTACGAAGCCCGAAACGAGGGATGCCACGAGCGCACGGCGAACCTTTTCCGTGACGGCAAGCGCATCGAGGTGGCGGCATGAACCTGCGCGAACTCTCCCAGCGCATGGCGGGCGATGCCGCCGCCATCGCGCAGTACCTGCTGCCCCACGGCAAGCGCAAGGCCGGCGAGTGGACAGCCGGCAGCGTCAGCGGCGACGAGGGCAAATCCCTGTCGGTGCGCCTGACCGGCGCCAAGGCTGGCGTCTGGATGGACTTCGCCACCGGCGATGGCGGAGACTTGCTCGACCTGTGGGCGGCCTGCCGCAGCTTGTCGGTGGTCGAAGCCATGCGCGAAGCCAAGCAGTACATGGGCATCCGCGACACCCTGCCCGAGCGCGAGAAAAAGGAGTTCAAGCGCCCGGCGAAACCCCAGGGGCAAAAGGCCAAGGCCGGCGCGCTGGAGTGGCTGCAAACGCGCGGCCTGACGCCTGAGACCATCGAGGCGTTCAAGATCGCGGAGCAGGTGCGCGGCGGCAAAACCTACTGCTTGTTCCCGTACATCCGCGACGGCGAGCTGGTCAACGTCAAGTACCGCAACGTGGTCGAAAAGCGCGACATGCGCCAGGAAGGCGGAGCGGAACCGTGCCTGTTCGGCTGGCACCTGATCGACCCGAAGGCGCGCAGTGTGGCGCTGTGCGAGGGCGAGATTGACGCCATGACGCTGCACCAGTGCGGCATCCCGGCCCTGTCCGTAAACGCTGGCGCCGGCAACCACCAGTGGCTGGAAAACGATTGGGAGCGCCTGGAGCGCTTTGACGAAATCCTGGTGTTCTTCGACAACGACAACGCCGGGGAAGAGGGCGCCAAGGAAGTGATCCGCCGGCTGGGCATGGAGCGCTGCAAGCGCGTCACACTGCCCACGAAAGATGCGAACGACTACCTGCTGCAAGGCGCTGAGGGCGCGGACTTCTGGCACGCCGCCAAGGAAGCAAAGCCGCTCGATCCGGAGGAAATGCGCCAGGCGTCGGACTTCATGTCCAAGGTCAAGGCCATGTTCTACCCGGCGCACGACGACGACCGCGACCCGGTGCTTCGGCTGGACAAGGACTTGGAGTGGTTCGAGTTCCGACCTGGCGAGCTGTCCGTTTGGACAGGCTACAACGGCCACGGCAAGAGCTTGATGCTGTCGCAGGTGCTGCTGGGCTTGATGCAGCAGGGCGAGCGCGTGATGGTGTTCAGCGGCGAAATGACGCCCGAGCGCCAGCTCAAACGCATGGTCAAGCAGTGCGCCGGCTTGGATCGCCCGACTGGGCAGTTCATCGACGCCATCGGCAATTGGATGCACGACAAGCTATGGCTGTTCAACGTGGTGGGCAGCGCGGCAATCGACCGCCTGCTGACGGTGTTCCTGTACGGCTCCAAACGCTACGGCATGCGGCATTTTGTCATCGACAGCTTGATGATGACGGACGTTCCCGAGGACGGCCCCGGCTCCATGACGGCCCAAAAGGACGCCATGCGCAAGCTGTGCGACTTCGCGCGCCGCAACGGCGTGCATGTCCACCTGGTGGCGCACCCGCGCAAGGGCGCCGACGAAAGCAAGGGGCCGGGCAAGCTGGACGTGGCCGGGTCTTCCAAGATCACCGACGGCGCTGACAACGTGTTCACCGTCTGGTCGGCCCGCAAGGATGAAAACGACCCGGACATTGACCCTGACAAGGCCGACGCAAAGCTTGAGCTCCAGAAGCAGCGCAACGGCGACTTCCAGCACTTCACGCAGTGGCTGTGGTTTTCCAAGGACGCGCAGCAGTTTTGCACCAGCAGCCGCCGGCGTCCCATCTGCTACGTCCCATTCGACGGAGCGCAACAGTCCGCGCAGGAGGTGCAGTCGTGACAGTCCTCGCCTGGAATGGCAGAGAGGGAATACAGGGGAAGAGATGGATGGAAGAAATACAGCACCTTGCCAAGCTGGCCTACCAGAACGGCGAGAAGAGGTTGCAACAGGGCTGGTGGCCCTACGTGAAGGACAAGGCCGAGCGCCAGGGCATCAGTGCCGAAGTGCTTGCCGAAATCGAGCGGCAGAAGTCATTGAGCTTACTCAAGAAGGATGGGATCTGTGAACGCATTTGAATCAGTACGCCCGCGTGGCGCCATGCCGCCGCTTGTGCGCGCTCTGCTGTACCCGGAAAAAAGCGCCGTGGTGCGGTCCGCAGCCGAGAAAGCGCCGCGTATCCGCGTTCTGCCCGACGACCTGATGGCCGCGCGCAAGTGGCGTATTGGCGCCCCGCCGCATGTGGGCTGGTGGAAAACGCGAAAGGGCATGTCGGGTGCGGAGTGGCGCTGGTGGGATGGGGCGGCGTGGTCTTGGCCAGTGGCGTCGAATGCCGGGGACGCCGCCATTGCTAAGGCCATGCGCCCGTGGCTGGATGCAGCGGCCATCGTGTGGTGCTGGGACTGGCCCGATGGCGCCAGGGTGCCGCGCGTCGATCCGGCTACGGGCGTCAAAACTGGAGGTGAGGCATGAGCGCATTGGATACACAGGTAGGCGGCAGTCACTACAAGGACATGGCGATCCAACCCAT